TCGTTAGTTTCGTAATCTCTGTGTGACCTAGACTCATCGCCTTTGTTTCCACCATACTTACCTTCGTTAGTTTCGTAATCTCTGTGGGACTTAGACTCATCGCCTTTGTTTCCACCGTAATCACCTTCACTCATTTCTTCTTCGTCAGCTTCTTCTTCCTCACCAATCTCGATTTCATATACCACTTCTTCTTCTGTTTCGTCTTCCCCTAAATGGTCACCCATTGTTTCGGAAACTTCTTCTTCTGATTCACCTAACTGAATAACGTATTCAGTATCGGTCTCTTCGTCTGATAAATGAACGTCACCACCGTCTTGTTTTACAATGATACCGTCTTCTTCACCCATAGCTTTAAATACCTTTAGTATTTCGTCATCAGAAGCTGCGGTTAAATCGAGAGGTAAAAGAACTTCTTCTTCATCATCAACTTCCAAGTCGTCACCAGGTAAATCGGTCATTAACATTTCCTCATCACCCAAGTCTAACTCTTCGTCGTTATCAGATTCCATATCGTCACCCATATCAAGACCTAAATCTTCAAGGGCATCTTCCATGTCGTCTTCTGCATCATCAACTTCAACATCTTCAATGTCAATCTCTTCCTGTTCGGACATTTCAACATTTTCTTCAGTCTCCATTTCAGACACTTCTTCAACCTCTTCTTCATTAAGAGATTCTTTTACTAATTCACTGATTTCTTCCTTCATAGTAGAAGCAAGTATTCCTTTTGCATTATTAGTTATGGCTTCTTGTAGATTTTCCATCTGCAATAAAGCTTCTTCAACTAGGTTTTTTTTGTCTGCCATATTATTTTTTTGCAAAAAAGTTTATTATAGTTATCATATAAATATGTTAAATATGAAAAAAGTGTTTTTTTAATAACTTTAAGCAAAAAAAAATCGGGGATAACCCCGATTCAAAAATCTTTTTTTTATTTTAAATTACTCATACACCTCGTCGATTTTACTCTCAACACACGCTGTGATTCTCCAATCGTAAACAAAATCCTTAAAGTTTTGAGTAACTTTAGCTTCAACGTCAGTTACGTTAAAACCCTTAACAAGTTTTTCTTCTCTAACTTTTTTAATTTTACCTGAGTTTTCATCAGGGAGGTCATACTGAACTTTTGCCACAAAATACTTTTCGTCCATGTTTTTTTATTTAAAAGGTTTAATAACCTAAATAATCGGAAAGTCTTTTCATTAAGTCAACACTTTTACCTAAACCACCATCAATCTTTGGTTCTTGTGACCTTAACTGAGTCTCTTCCTCTAAACTTTCTTCATACTTACCCTTATCATTTTTATCTAAGAATAGATATGCACCTGGTGTAGATGGAGATGAAACTAAATCAAAACAGATTAATTCAAAATCGTCTTGTACTTCATTTCTTTCACCTTTCTTTACTAATGAGCCAACACCACGAGAAGAAACACCCATAGTGACTCCTTGTCTCATTAAATTAGCCGCTTGGTCACCTGGACACGAAACTACACCCTCTGTATGAAATCCAGGTGAGGTCAATAATTTAATCTTTCCCATAAGTGTGTTACCTTCCCACCATACGTCTGTGATTAAGTGTGAGACACGGTCCAAATCTATCAAAGATGATTCAGGGTGGTTAAGTTCAGATATTGATAATCCTTTTTCGATTGCTTTTTTATAAACGTCAGCTTCTCTACGTAAAATCTTTTCAGGATACACTCTACCGTTTCTATTGGGGGTATCGTATTTTTGTAACGTCGCGTAAAACTCAAATGGTTTTGAATGGTCTAATTGACCATAAGACTCTTTTATAACTTGTGCATTACGGCTATCGTTAGGATTTACAAATCCGGCATCCCACTCTACTAAGATACCTTTACCTGAATCGTTTGGTCCTAAAATCTTCATGTTTTTTCTTTATAAATATATCAGACCACTTCTTTTGTCGTTTTACTCTTGTGTATTTCAAAATACTTCATACCTCTTAAGCAATCGGTATACACTGCTTGAATGACTTTTTTAACATTTTCTTTTAGTTTTGTTGATTTAAAATCTAAGTGATTTTTAAGATATAAAGTAATTTCTAAGTTCATAAAACTTCTTTTACCTCTTTGTATTCCACTACTTCTTAAATCTAAATCCACTATATTATGTTTTTCGAACACTTCGGTATTTAAAACTTCTAATAAAACGTGTTTAATATTGCGTTCCATAATCCCTGTCGCTCTATCCCAACTCTCAAACTCTTTTATGGGTTCTACCCATGATTGTAAAACAATATAAACTGTTTTTAAATTTTTGGCATCTACTGTACCGTAATAACATTTTGCGTCATTGAATATTTTTAATTGTGACGTTTTTCCTTTTTTCATATAAATCCATACTTACAAAGTTTATTGATTTGTATTAAATATACTATATTTGTAGTTATATGTCAAAAACATATATTTATAGATAAACAAATTTATATATGCTAATTATTAAGGTAAAAAATAAGAACATAGAGGCGGCTCTTAAAAACTACAAATATAAAGTTTATAAGACTAAGCAACTTCAGAACCTTAATAAAAATAAGGAGTATACAAAACCCTCTGAAGAAAAAAGAGAGAGTCAAAAAAAGGCTATATACCTGAACAAAAAAAGAAACGACCTTTAAGATTTAGGACCATTTAAGATATTTTCTATCCTCCGTTATTCCTCGACACCTTTAGTTCTTGAAAATTTTTCAAGTGTGGTAAATCCTAACCCCGCACCTACAATATACATCATACCGTCCCACACATATTTTTGTAACGGTATATCCATAAAAATGTTAGCAACAAAGGCAATACACATCATGAAAAATGCGATTATGGTAACAAACCTTTTTGATGACTTTTGACCATCAACGTCACCTAATAATGATGTAAAAAATCTTTTCATTATAACCCCTTTTCTAATTGCTTAAGTCTATAAAGAGATGTAAGGGTATAATCAGTTTCGTTTATTTTATTTAAAGTTTTTTGAATCTTTTCTTTAAGTTCGTTATCGTTAGATTCATTTAAATTATTACTTAATTTACTATAGACAGATTTCTTAGACTTATCTATTTCCTCTATTAATTGGTTCTTATTTAGTGACGTAAAAAATTTAAACTCTTTTTTCTCTTCCTCATTAAGTGAAGAAAACTCTTTATTAAATGTTTTAGTGGCAATCTGTAACATAGAAGAAATAGGTATATTCAAACTAGATTCATTTATTTCAACTATATCATTACTTAATAAATTTTTCTTAATTCTATTTTTAGATTCTAATAATGACTCTAGATTTTTAGTTACATTTTTAGTATAAACTTGAATATCGATATCACTGTAATTGTTATTAGTTTCAATAACTAATTGGTTAATCCACTGACTAATTTTATTAATTTCATTTTGGTTATCATCAATTAAACTTCTTAGTTGTTCAAACGATTCAGAGATATACTCATCTACAATAGTTTCGTTTAAACCTTTTTTAGATGATAATTCATCGTAAATAAAATATACTTCGCATAAGTCACTATTTTCAAGTATCATAGATTTAAATGACTTAATATGAGTTTTAAAATCTTGTTTTCCGTAAGTTGATTCGAATAACTTTTCAATCTTGGTTTTGATGATTCCGAATGATGTCATGATATTTTTTTATATAAATATCATGTAAGTAGTATTATTCACAATTTAGTCATTTAGAAGTGAATTCAACTTTTTTTCTATTTCCCCTAAAGACTGTCTACCTTTAGATAAGTCTAATATACTTTTACCTTTTATTAAGTCGTCCTCGACTAATAAATCTAAGTCTTTATTTCTTACTAGTCTTTCGGTTGGAGTTTCTTCGGGTGCAGTGTCTCCCCCTCCTTCATCACCACCTAAATCACCACCTAAGTCACCACCTAAGTCACCACCTAAGTCACCACCTAAGTCACCACCTAAGTCACCACCTAAGTCACCACCTAAGTCACCTGTACCTGAATCAGTTGTTTCATCACCTAATGGGTCACCTCCTTCACCTGGTTTATTACCATATAGTTTATCTATATTTGCGAATACACCAGTTTTACTAATAACTTCGGATGTCTTTTCAAGTTCGGCAGCAACCGCTTTTTCGATTCTTTGTTGTTGTAAGTCTAATTTAATTTCCTCGTCACTAAAACCAAGTATGTGCTTCTTAGCCCAAGATGAGGAAACGGGTAAGATACCAGTTCCTGGGTCAGTAACAGCATCTCTATATAATTGAATTTTTTGTTGCCATTGCTCAACTTTGAGTAAGTCCGCTTGTGTAGAAGGATTAGTAAGACCTAAAGTAAAATTACCTAATTCATCTTCAAAACCTAAAAGGTAAAGGTGTATAATTGCAATTTTATTTAGTTCTTGAATCATCGACTTTTGAATTCTGTTTATAGTTCTAGCAAATCTTATATCCTGTAATGATAAGTTTTTACCGTCACCAACAACCTCTTCAAATCCTAAGAATGCTTTGGGTACTCTTAGAGATGTTAAAAGTTTCTTCTGAATGTATTCTATATCTGCAATTTCAGATAGGTTTTGTGCACCTGGCAATGTATCTATAGGGTTAGGTGCGTTAGGGTCTCTAACGGGAATAAAATAGTCTTGGTCGACCGCCATTTGATTGTATCTTAAATCGACATTTCCGTTACTCGAATCTACAACTTGGTCTCTCTTAAATTTGTTTGCCACTCTATTTACGTATGGTTCAACATCCTTGTCGTCCATATTTCCAACAAATACTTTAAATACTCTTCTTTCAGGTGCTCGCGATGTTCTATAGATTAACATGGCATCTTCTGATAGTATTAACTGTTTCCAAATTCTTCTACCTTTTTCCAACATAGATGTCCCGTATGGTAGTTTTCTATCGTCACCTAATAATCTAAAGTGAGCAATCTCCCAAGTATTAAATTCCATGTCTTTATTTTGCCATAAAAACTTTAGCGCATCATTCTCCGTATTTGTTGAGTTACGTTCAGGCTTCATTTTCATACCTCTCTCCTGTCTATTAATCTCAATATTAGGTAGTTGTTGTGCACCCATAATACCTTTTTCAGGGTCTAATTTCAGATAAACAAAATTGTCACCATACTTACATGTATTTCTTGTCCACATAGGTAAGTTAGTATTAATATCTAATCTGTTATTAAACAAATCACCTAAAACAGATTTAATTCTTTTACTTTCCGAATATATCTGTAACATATAACCGTCTTCATCGGGAGTAGTAGATTCTTCTGAGTATATATCTAAGGCGGCGGAAATTTCAGGAGTATACTCCATACTTTCATAATCATAAAAGGAGGCTAAACGAGTTGGTTCATAATAAACTGCTTGTGTATAAAGATTGTTTTCAATCTTTTGCCATTGTTGACCTAAATAAAGGGTTTGTTGTGCTTGTAACTTCTCTCTCTCATACTCTTGTTTATTAGTTGTCTTGAGTATTTGTTTTTTGTCGAAGTTATATACGGGTGGTTGTTGGTCCAAAGTTGAATCGGGACCAAATACTTTTGTTAACCTTTGCCAAATCGTATAATTATTCTTTTCCGCCATAGTTTTTTAGATAAATATAAACTTTACCCGAATTAATTAAAGGTTATCTTCTTCTACCTCCAAATAACCAGTTATATTGTTCGTAATCTTGTTTTGTGATTCCATTTGGTCGGTAGTGATTGTTATTGTTTGGCATGACGGGTAAACCAGGATTAAAGTCTTTAGATGAATTTTTAACAGGAGTTTCATTGACCATCCAACTCTCCATCATCGCCTTGGTCTGTTCAGTAACCTTTTCAAGTTGTGTAAATGAGTTTTCACCAACATATATCGCCATAGCCATTGCCATGATAAGGTCGTCGTGTTGCCCTTTAATGTGGTCAGGTCTTCCGTTAATATATACAAACGTATTTAATTCATTCATTAAACGAGAAGAACGAACAATAAAGTTATGTCTTAAAGCTTCTTCAAATGACGCAACAATTTGAACACGTTTTGAATTAAAATTAAGACCTGGTATTTTTTCTATTACTTTTGGGTTGTATTTCCATTTGTCAGCGGCATTTATACCATCAACATACAAATCCTTATAATTCATTTCCTGAAGTTTACGAGCGGTAGAAACTCCCATACCCCCAGTGATATCAATCACAACAAACGCAGAATACATAGTCGCCCATTTAAACGCGACTTCAGCGGCAACATCAGGTGGTACCTTACCCAAATACTCTAGTACCTGTTCTCTCTCATCAAAATCTATAATACAGAATGTTGTAAAGTCCTCACTATCACCACGAGAAACATCAATACCCATAATATATTTGTGACCCACCACAGGTTCTTTCCATTGCCATAACGCACCCCCCATAAATTTGTTTTCAGGTTCACGAATAAAGTTTTCCTTAATTTTTTCTACCGTATCAGAAGGAATAACATTGTCACCCGAACCCAAGAAATTACACTCTAATTCCTGTGCAATCTTACGTCTGTCAAACTTAAGTTTTTTAGCCATACCCTCAAACCATGATGAATATGGTTTGTACCCATCCAAGAAATGTGTTTTTATTTCTTCAAAATCCCTTTCCATGGGATTTATATGTGAATAATCTAATGTTATCTCTTCATCTTTATAGTCTTCTCTATTCAACATATAATGAACAATATCATTACACTTAATTAATTTTAAATCTCTTGCATATCGAGGGTCACGGTACCAAAACATTTCGGTAATCTTAAAGTCATTCATACCTCGTAATGATTGGTCATAAATAGAGTAATATATACGGTCAAAACCGTTAGGGGTGGAAATAACAATAACTTTACCACCTGTAGAAAGTGACGCCATACACGCAGACCAGAAATCGTTATCCGCTTCAATAAACGCGGCCTCATCAAACACAAGTATCGTGGGGGTATATCCACGAAGTGCGTCTTTAGAAGTTGCCACTGACTTTACCTCACAACCATTAGTAAGTTTGTAATGCCTTTGTGAATTCTTTTCATTAGAAAAATCAACACCGAACCAAGAAGGCCATTGCTCTATAAACGCACGAATTTTACCCGCCATCTCGACAGAGGTATCAAGTTTGTTAGCGATTATAAGTATTTTCTCAGGTTTACTTTTAGATGCGGTTACTAATTTCTTTGATACCCATGCAGATGTTACTGTTGATACACCCGCTTGTCGATACTTTAATGCTATATTCTCTTCAAACTTATCATAATCCTTAATTAAACTTTCTTGGTCAGGAAATAATCTTAAAGGTACATATTTTGACTGTGTATTGTCATAAGTCTGTAGATATGTTCTTAACGCATACGAGGTGTCTTTAACACACCTCGCATACTCTAATAATACTTTTTCTCTAGTTAACGCCATATAGACATTTTAGTAAGAATTTATGTTAAAGAAATACCTAAATCACCTAATAAGTCTGAAAGACCACTATCATCATCGTCATCGTCATCATCACTGTATTGTGACATCGCGTCTTCATATTCGTATCCCTTTAACTCGTCAATAATTTCATCGACCATTTTTGACACTAAGTTTTTACCTTCATCTGAACCTGATAGAATCATTTTAGCTACCTCAAAAAATTCATCAGTAGATAATGATGAAAATCTTGAGAATAAATAATTTTGTATTTCTCTCATATCATCCTCATATAATTTATCAGGATATGATTGTGTGAATTTATCCCATATTACAGGACCTAACCTTAAATCCCAAACCTCATAAGGTAAAGTGTCTGTTTGACCCATAACCATTTCGGCAGCTTTAGGGTCATCTGGTAGACCTTGTGTACCTAAAACCTCATAAACACCTTTTATAAGTTCGTGAACCAACACAGGAAAGAATAAACCTTTAGCCTTAATTGTTGGTGGGTCTGTAGTGTCATCCACTTCTTCTGAACCTTGTACCCCTTCTCCACTACCTGCAGCTCCCATAATCATTTGGTCAGGCATAATCCAATATAGAAGGTCATTAATTGACATTAATACCCCATAAAGATTTAATAATCGAGGGTTAATGGTATTTAACTGTTCCTCAACTAAATGAAACATATAATGACCTTTTTTAGATGCACCTTGTATTAAAGAGTTAATAAATCTTCTTTTAGCCTTTTCTAAATCGAATTTTTCAAAAGCTGCCATAAAATTTTCTAAGTCATCTTCAGCTTCATCAGAACTTATACCAAATTGTTGTTGTACCTCTTCATCGTCAACTTCCTCAGGTTCTGATATCATTTGTGAAGTATCTATTTGCCCCGGCATAGATGTTAATTCAACGTCATATTGAAACGCGTCATCAGGTATAGATAGTTCTTTCTTAACTAAATCAACTGCCAACTGCTCTAAAAATCCTTCGTTATTGGACTCTATAGACTTTACTTCTTGTACTGCCTGCATCAACATCATCTGTAGTTGCATAAATGCGTTTTGTCCTGATATGTCCTCCATACCAGTATAACGCT